GTGACTTCTTACAGGGTTGAAAGTAACGCTGTTACCTGCGAAGCCGTTAAGAGCGGTCATTATAATAGGAGAAGCAATGGAAGTATGGGGGATTCTACGAACCATATGGAAATCCATGGTATACCGAGAGGTCCTTGGTATACAAGGGTATTGTCTGAGACCTATCCATTTTTATAAAATATATTATTTTAATTAATATAATTATTTGTAGTTTCAGAAGATAACATAACATAGATCCCTGAATAAATAAATTTAGAAGTAGATTTTTAACAAGATCATGAAGAGTTGATGTAATATTGGAAAGAAACTAGATAAAACTTCGGATTAATAGGGGCTTAATAAGTAAATAAATTTATGGGATTCATGCATGGAATGTTAATAATATTGTTGAATACCATAAATTTTATTTATGATACTTAAGAAGAAATAAAATAATCATAAATTACAGATTTCGTGATTTTATGTTTCATGGTGATAATAGGAATTTTTAGATATAAATATTCACCATTTACTGGAGTTTTGAACTCTGTATTTTGGTACATAATATGGTTATTCAGAGGGTAAGCCTGTGTGTTATAATGGGGTTTTTGGCTAGCAACAGATCTTAGTTTATTGTATATAGTAGGACAAATAACTTTTTTCTTATTTTTATTATTTATAGGAATGTATATAAGTGGACATTTCCTTATAATATTCGGAATTATAATGTATTTAAGCATAACTCTAGTAACTTTCGGAGTTAGTGTAATTTTAATACCATTAATAATAACTGCTGGACATATAGTGTTTTGTTGTATGTATACATTATACAATAGATATGTAAGAGCGGTAAATGCAGTTATTAATTTTCGTATACAAGTGTATTGGGAAATCTCTCGTATCATAGTACAAGAATTCTTATCACACTTTAGAGTTGGAGGAAATTGGAAAAAAGAAGTATAGATAGCATTAACTAGAGATTACACTACTATAAATGGAACAAATGTTTGGGGAATGCCGGATTGCAACATAAAAAATAACACTTAATATAATTATTGTATGACAAACGCATTCGGTTATTTATTATAAGTAATACCTTATACTTTTGATGATAAAATAAACCAAGCAGAAACTACTACCGACGAGGTTATAGCACAATATACAACTTTTGGAGCGTCTATATATAACAAATTCAGAGATTTTCCTTTTACATCAGGAAGAGTTAAAAATGTATTGCATAGTGCTAAATTAATAAAAGAGCTTGGACTCTTCTGGGAGAGAATGGAGATAAAGAATAAAGAGTACAAAAGATATGTATTTAGATTTGATCTTAGAGATAGTTAATTCGAAATTGATTAATTGAATAGTTTCGTATCATAAATGGGAATTAATGTATAATATGTGAGAGGTTCAGAAGCAATCAAGAAAGATACTCATATAGTAATTTATAAGGGCCATGCATATATAGTTCCAGAGAATTATTATAATTATATAGATAGCAATAAGGAGGTAAAAACACCAGATCAATAAAAGAAATAATAAACGAAATAAAATAAAAATTCTAGTAAACCTAATACACCTCCAGTAAGTAGAAAGATTAATTCATAAAACAAAAATCAATCATAATCTTTTTCAATAGACTTAGAGACCTCAGACGAATAATCATTGAATTCCTTTGAACCAGAATAAAAGAAGGAAGAAACATGGAAAGAAATGGTAATAAGATTGAGCGAAGACGAGAGGGCGCGTTTTGTTTTTTGTAATTCTAAATAATATGAAGAATCAGCAATTATTGGATAATAAGGAGGATACGTAAGAAAAGAATAGGGAAATACAGCGGTCTTAAGATAGGATGATTTTAATGTAAGATTAAAGGTATGCAATTTTCCTATTGATTATGATATGGATGAGTATCCTTTTGTAGAGAAAAAGTAAATTTGTTTCAATGTGTGGATAGTTATACCAAAAGGACCTGTACCAAACATGCCAGTATACACCCACAATTTACACGTAATAGAGAAAAATGCAGTTATAGAATTATAAATGGTAGAAAGATTGAAATTTTTAATGACAGGTTTGAGTTTAAATGTAGATAATTTTACAGTAGTAAAAAATAGATACTTAGAATATTTTAACAAACATGCAGTTTTAGATTTTAAATTATAGGTTTGTAATGACATATATGGCGAATTAGATGAAAGAGTTAATGATGCTTTGTAGTATATTTTTAGGAAAAGTAACGAAACAATAAGAGTGCAAAATATAGAATTGTCATAAAAGAAAGAATGGTGGAAGATATTAATGAGAAATAAAAACATGGAGATTTTTTCTCGTAATAGTCCTAAAGATGGAGAACTTTTATGGGAGTATGTATATAGGTAATTAATTCCTGATAATAGTATTTTATCTAAAAATATATTTGTTATGATAATGAATATATT